TCCGGTACCTGCTGGTCACAGCGCTGGGCAATGCGGTAGAGCTCCCATTTATCGAGCATATCCACCGTTACCCGGCGGCCCAGACCAAAGCGCGGCTCTGTCAGGACATCAAACCAGATCCACGCCGGGTTGTTCGTCCAGCTCCACTTGAATGTGCCGTCCCATGTACCGCTATAAGTCCGTGCGTCGGGATCGTAGTTCTGCGGGATGCGGATCACCCGGCCTTTCGGTTTACAGGATATTTTCGGGATATTGCTAAATGCTTTGGCATTGAATGACACATACAGCAGCGCGGTATGCGGGTAGCGCAGCCTGGCGTCAATCACCTCAGTGATGGCCTGCACCTGCGTTTTGTTCTGAAGCATCTGACTGGTGCTGTCGGCAGTATCCCGGACTACCCGGATCTGCCAGCCAGTGGTGGCTTTTGGCAGATTGATGCGGTGCGTCAGTTCGTACAGTGAACTGAGCTTTTCCGTTACCGTTTTGGTGAGCACTGTCTGGTATGACCCGCCATCAACCGCAACGTCGATGTGATATGCGACGGTTGTGCCGACGATATCACCGTCATTCTCCTGCTGCTGCAGGCCGGTGATACCGATACGCACCAGCACCGCATCAATCTGGGTATTGCTGATAGCGCGGGTCCAGGGGGTGGCCTTCGTCAGCGATACGCCGATGCTGGTCTCGTTTTCCACGGCAGGGAAACCGGGAATCGGCGTCTGGGTCTGTGTGCCCGGGCGAAAATCCCAGGAGACGTTCTCAAAGTTCATCGAGCCGTCGGTGTTGCCCAGCGGCGTGCCGTCCAGGAAAATCCGGGTAGCATCCAGCCCACCTGCAAACTCGCCTTCACCGAGCGCCAGCAGCATACGGCAGCGCGCCATCGACTGCGCAGAATCGGGTTGTTCTACAGGCGTGTGCTGCTTCTGGCTGCCGCCCTTTGCACCAGTAATCGTTGCCATATTGCATCCATAAAAAAACCCGCCGAAGCGGGTATTAAGCTGACTGATGGGGCCTGGGTTATTTCACACGCCACATCCTGTATTGCCCCCAGAAACCTACCTCTGCGAGATATTCTTGATCTTGCCCATCCGCATTAATGTCGAGCGTTTTACGCATGCCCATACTTAAAACGTTACACTCGTTACTGACACGTAGCTTATGGGGTCCGTTTGTCAGATAAGCTGTAACGAACTGATTTTGGCGAAGCTTGGCTACATCAACTTCATCGATCTGAATAAGGAACTTACACGTTCCTCCGCTGCCACCACCGATGAATTGTTTGTTTCGCGTTACTGTAACCTTAGTCTGCGCGACCCCTGCTTTAGGCTCCACGATTTGCTTATTAATTACCGTTTCGGCTGGACCATAAGGGCGAGCACAACCGGTTAGTAAAATTGCGCCAATCAATGGCATCAATGCTTTGTTCACTATCATCATCCTGGTCATTATGTTTTTTTACATACTATCTACAGGGCAGACAAAAACAATGACAGAAATCAGGGGATTAGTTAAATATCCTCCGCGACGATCCCCGCGCTAATAATCGCCCCCCCGATTTCTCGCTCGCCATACAGCAGAGCAACCGGATTGCCCATCGCCAGGGTATTAACGGCGCCGCCAAAGGCATAGCTGGGTTTGTTGTCCGGGTCATCGCGTCCCTGCAGGCCTTTGGGCTGCGGCGAGAGCATCTGGTAGATGCCGCCGGCCATCATGCTAGCGCCTCCAATGAGTAACGAAGGCGCAAATGCCTGCCCACCCGGTATGAACGAAGCAACCACTCCAGCAACCACCATTACTGCCCCAAGGATCGTCTGGAACATGCCCGCTTTCTTCGCGCCCTCCATAATTGGTGCGATGCGGATATCACTGTCGCCACCCAACTCTTTATAATCCTGAACCCCAATATTCCGCTTCCCGCGAAACACGGCGAAGGTCATGCCGTTCTTTTTGGCGTTGTAGAGATATTGCTCCAGCCCGTCGAGATTGATGCATAGCGCCTTTACAGCCTCTGCTGAAGTCTGGACCGCCAGCCGGTGAACACGGCCAAACCGTGCCCCCAGCGCCCCATACAATCGAATAGTGGTTAAACGCGCCATGGCCGAATCTCCTGTGACAGGTCTTTATGGCGAACGCAAATCATGGTCCGGTCTTTGAAGTAGCCCCGGGCATACGGAGTAATGCAGGATGGCTGGCCGTAAAGATGGTGCAGCAGCTCGCCTTCTTCAGTGATGATCCCCGCGTGGTTCCACTTAGTAGACTCCACCTGCATGATGACCATGCATCCGGGCCCCGGTTCGCATTCGACAAACCCTTCCTGCTCCCAGTTCTCAAAATACAGGTTGTCCGGGTACTGGCTTTCCCACCATGGGTAATCCACGCGGAAATCGTTAAGGATCACGCCCTGGGTAGCGTGCCAGTCCATAACCAGCCCCCAGCAGTCGTGCGAGCCCAGAATGAACGGGCGGCCAATCAGCGGGATGGCGTCCGGTGTCACCTCTGCATATTCATCGCAGTCCGGCGCGTAAATGCCCCAGACTACGCCGGAGTTATTGCACTGCTGGCGATCGAGGTCTGACGGGATCGGTCGTGCACCATCGCCAGGGTGCGAGTGAATGACGCGGATAATAGTCCCGGCATCCTCCGCGTTCGCCCAGTGTTCGCCGTCAATGCGGAAATGATCTGTCGGGTTTTTGTGGCTGTTAGGTACCGGGATGTAACACTGACGCCGCCCTGACTGGATGACGAAGCCGCAGCACTCACGCGGGAATTCCTCCAGCGCATGCGCGCGGATCGCCGCCAAAACAGTTTTGTTCATTGGTATGTCCGGTTATCGGGAGAAGAGAACGGTCGCCGGGAAGCCGCCAAAGTCGAGGTTTGCCGCATTAGGCTCTGCCAGTCCGGCTCCAAACCGCTTACGGCAGTCACTTAGGCAGCCGCCGCACACATCCAGCGCTGGGTCAGCGACCGCATTACCCTTCGCATCGAAGTACGCCGTGCCGTTGTAGGTACAGCCATCACCGCTGCGGTACTGCCCGCGAAGGGCCCATTCGCACAGAGAGGTGATTTGCCGTGTGGGAATGACCAGATTTTGCAGGTCGGCTGGACTACTGAGAGACCACGAAACGACTTCGTCGTCTTCCGCGGTTTTGGTATCCAGCCAGAACGTCTGCAGCGTGAACATCGTCGGATCAGCGGTCGGGTTTACACCGCCCGGAAAGTTCACCGCGTCCAGATAGATGGCGTAGGTGTCGATGATGCTCACCTTCGCATTCACCATATCTTTGAACTGAAGGCACAGCGCCGTGATGTGTCCGTCCAGGTTCGACAAGCTGAGATCAGGCTCTGCCGCCTGGTCTGTTGAAAGCTCAAGGCCTGACATCTGGAAGGGCCAGAACTCATAGACCTCTCCGTCCCAGATAATGGGCTTTGGCCCGAGCTTATCTTCGTCTCCGTTCGTCGCGTCAATTTCTTCAGGTGTATGCGGTAACAGACTGTAATGGAAGCGGTGGATCCCGCCACTGAATTCTGACGCATCCACCTTGATTAATCGCACCCTGCCACCGGGTGCCAGTTTTGCTGCCTGATCGACCAGAGCCATTATGCGAAAACTCCATATGCACGCCTGATAGTGAACGTCAGCTCCGCAACGTTGCTGCTGATGAGATTCTTACGCACTGAGTTAGCCACGACGCGATAAAGGCCCTTCTCCTCTCCCGGCGGGGTGATAATGAATGCCTTGACCGTGTGGGCCAGCAGGAAGGCGCGGATCTCGTTAACCTCAGTATCCTTGCCGACATATTTCATCGGGACCTGTATGGCTGTGGAGTTAATGCCATTATCAGCGACCTGCTCATAACCGTCGCCAAACTGGGAGGAGCGGATCGCCTGATCGTACTCAATAGCCCCGCTGCCCAGTTGTACAGGCCATTTATAGGTTTCGACTGCCATGTTTACTCCATAAAAAAGCCCACCTGAGTGGGCTACCGGCCTTTAACAAAGTTGTAGATCATTCCGCCGTTCTTCAGGTGCTTCTGCACTATCTGGGTGGCTGCATTCTGCATCTCCGCCGCCAGCGCCCGGCCCATGGCATCGCCAGAGCCTTCTGATTGCGCTGAAGCATTGCCGTTGGCATCGACGTGTACGGTTGTTTGGATCACTGGTGCCGTATTACCCGCGCCTGCGTTATTGCCCAGGCCGAACATGGGTGCCCGACCGACCAAACCACCGCTGGCATAGCCCCGGGCGTTGTGCATCATGGCATAAAGGTTGCCCACGCCAATTGCAGCTGTGGCCTCTTTGGTGAAAACAAATTCATCCTTATGTACGATGCCTGCAGGCTCATATTTGCCTCCTGGTCCGGTATAGCCACCAGAATCATAAAGGCTTACGCCTGAGTTAGCCGCACTGGTGTAGGCACCTGATGGCGTGCTCCCACCGCTACTGCTGACGCTGCCAGTAACCCACCCCAGTGCGGACTGCACAGCGTACGCCACCAGCAATCTGTTGATGACATCTGCGATCATCTTCATCATCGAAGCAGCAAAGCTTTTGAAGCTGGCTGTGCCGGTGGTCACGAGGTTCGTCATCATATCGGAGATACCGCCCAGGGCTGACTGCGCCACGCTTTGCATGGAGGCATAGACGTTCGTAGCTGAGTCCAGGTATTCGGACCACCCTTTCTTAAAGCCAGCCCGCCAGTCACCGCGAAGCTTATCCTCCGCTTCGTAGTAGTCGTTAGCAGCTTTAAGCTCCTTCTGGTAGCCCTCATCCTCAAGGCTGCCGCCAGCATTAATCCAGCCACTGCGCAGCTGAGAGAGCGCCGTCTGTCGGCCTGCCAGCCTGTCGCTCATCGTTGCGCCTGATTCAAGCCCGGCCCGCTTCTCTGCCATCTGCGTGACATATTTGCTGGCCGTGTCCATGCGCTTGTTCAGCTGCTCTTGGGCGGTGATCTGGTCACCCAGCAGCGCCTTCTGGCGCGCCAGCGCCAATACCTGGTCTTTGCTGGCCAGCAGGGATTGTTCCTGCTTGGAGAGCTTGCGCTTACCGGCGGCTTCCTCCAGTACGGCAAACTGCGCCTCGGTTTTCCATAAATCCTTACGCTGCTGACTGATAACGTCATTAATGCCCTGGTGCTCTTTCAGAACCCTGAGCTGCGCCTGAAGGGTCAGCAGATCAGCCTGCGCTTTGTCTTCTGCGCTGTCTCCAGCAGAAACCGCCGCCCCTCTGTTCTTTTTCTGTCGGTCTTTCAGTATTTGCTGCGCTCGGTCAGTAACCTTGCTTTGCTGGTTCGGGCCGCTGTCTACCGTTGTGCTCCTGTCACGGTTTACATAGCCCATTTCACCTTTACGTACTCGCGCATCGCGTGCAGTGTAGGATTTCTCCAGCTCAGCAATGTCTTTTTTGGTCTGGGCAATAAATGCTTTATTGTCTGTAGCCATATCCCCGAACAAGGACTTCATGCCGGGAATATTTTTGGTTTTCTCATACGCGGAGTTGGCAAACTCGGCAATGAGGACATCACCCTGCTTCAGTAAAATCTGGACCTGCTCAACTGTTCCTGCGACGACATCGATGATCAGATTAAGAGCACCGATAGTATGATCTCCCACCCACTTCCAGGCGTCGGCAGACCATTTTTTTATGCTATCCCACATCTGTTCCAGAGGCGTGCTTGCATCATCAATTTGCTGCATACGCTTTTGCATCGTATCGGCAAAAATCCGCATGCCCTCGCTGACAGCTTCTTGTTTTTTATCTGAGTCCTCCAGCCCGGCGATATAATTTAATTGCGAGACCGACAGAAAGTTATACTGGGAGTTCAGTTCAGCCAGCGCCTTGACCGGCGATTTCATTATTTCGGCAAACGAGGCTTCAATTTTTTCGGCCCCACTACCCATTACCTGTGTCCATTGCTGGGAGGTCTGCGCCACGAGTTGCAGCTGGGCGGTGGTGAGCTTCCCTGACTGGGCCAGGCGGGCCAGGGTTTCAGCAACTGAGTTGGTGCTGGCGGTCGTGTTCTCACCTATTTGTTCAGCCATTTTCCATAGCTGGGCTGTAGACGTCGCAGACGCTCCGCCGGTGAACACGATCGACTGATAAAGCTCGCGATTAGCCTGCTCGGCCTGCCATGCGGCTATAGCCATACCGCCAAGGATCGCAGTAAAACCACCCACAGCCAGCCTGGCTGGCGTCAGAAACCGCAACAGGCCGCTGGCGTGCTCGGCATTCTCTGCCAGTGCGTTGGCATTTTCTGAAAGAGATTCTGAAGAATCATCAGACGCGTCTTTAATTCCCAGCAACTCTTCCTTGATGACTTGAAACAACCCACCAATACCACCGAATGAGTCACTGATTTGCCCGCCCTGCTGGATCAGCACCATCCATAACGGCATGCCACCTGCAATGGAAGTGGCAATATCAGTGAACTGTGCGGGAAGCATCCTCAGGGCCTGCTGATATTGCCCGGCGCTGAGTGTGCCTTTATTGAACACCCTTTCCTGCTCGCCAAGCTTTGCGATGAACGGAGCGGCCTGCTCCGACACACCGAGCTGAGCGGCTCTCATCTCCAGCAGCTCGATCCGCGTCTTGCCCATTGCGTTCGCCTGGTCCTGAAGCGAAGAGATGAACGAATCGCGAATGTTCTGGTTACGCCTGAGTTCCGCGGCCTCAGCCCGCTCTGTTGCCTCCAGCTCGGCGATCGCTTCTTTCAGCATGCGCGACTGCTGGGCTGCAATTTGCCGCTGGGCAGCCTCCTGCTGGACGGCGCGCTCCTGCTCCCGCAGTCGAGCAATAACCGGGGCAGCTTCCTCGGCGATCCCCATTTGCGCTGCCCGGTACTCGGCCATATCCGCCTTACTGGCGCGGAAAGTCGCCGCCTGGTCAGTAATGGATCTAAGGAAGTTTTCCTGCGCGGCGGTGGCGCGCTGCGTCTCCTGCGCCTGCTTTAACCGTTCCTGCCCTTCAGCAGTCTCGGCCTCCATGACCCTGCCGAGTTTCTCCCGGGTAGTTTCCAGGACGCTGTTGTAGCGGGAGTAATCCTCATCAGGCACCAGTCCGCTCTTACGGAACCTGCTCAGGCTTTCCTGCAGGTTGTCCAGCTCATCCAGCGCCCTGTTCACCGGACTGATTTTATTCAGCAGGTTCTGCAGCTCCTGCTGCTGCTCTTTCAGGCTCTGGGTATTCTTTTTCTGATCGGATGCACCCGCGCGAAATACCGAGTTCAGATCATCGGCCTTATTTGCGGCGCCGCCAGCCGTCTGTTGGAAATCGTCCAGCGCCTTGTTGCCGCGCTCCAGCTCGGCGGTATTCACCCGGAGCGAAATCGTTGCAATATCAGACATTAAGCCCCCTGATGGACAATCTTCAGCGCCGCGCTTTCCATTACGCGGATATCCGTTAACGCGGTTGCCTCATCCTCCACACCATTAAGCTTCATCAGCCAGGGCAGCACGTTGTAATCCAGCCCGGTGATGCCGCCCATACCCGTGCGCCATTGGGTGCCCATCGACTGGAAAACAGCGAACGCGGGCCAGACATCCGGCCATACTTCAACGGTCTGCTCTTCTTCGGTGTAGTCGTCAGCACTCAGGCCAAACGCGGCCAAGTCTTCGGTGGAGGGTTCAGGCGTATAAAACGCCGAGGCAACCGCTATCAGTTTTTTTCGCGATTACCCGTCAGTTCGCTGTAATAGGTCCTGACGATCGCTTTCATCGCGCCCGGGTAGTTGTCCAGCAGCACTTCAAGATTTTCCTGGCTGAACGCGTCAGGCAGTGCCCAGCCTTCGGTGATCTCCACCAGAAAATCGACGGCGGTTTTACCTTCCATTGTTTCGAGTGCGGCCAGCTCCTTTAGCGGCTTGTGGCGGAAAGTAAACGTAAGCATGCCGTCATCATCACCGGCGCGC